GGGAGTTCTCTCACCAAGACAGATCCTAGTGTTTGATGAACTAGGTGAGCAGGGCTTTCCTGTTTATGTGTTAAGATCACACAACGACATAGAGGAGTTTATAAATGGCACTAAGTAAAAAAGATATTCATATTGGAAGGTTTTTTCAGCAATCAAAATCTCGCGCTCAAAATAAAAATGTACCATTTACTGTTACCTTAAAATATTTGAGGGATACCGCAGTTGACTATTGCCCCGTGTTTGGCCATAAGTTTGTGTGGGGTAGGTCTCATCTTGGCAAAGGAAAAACCACCGGAGACTCACCATCATTAGACCGCGTCATTCCCGAACTGGGGTACGTGCCGGGCAACGTGGTGTTTATCTCACACAACGCAAATCGCATTAAAAACAACGCAACTGAAAAAGAACTCTACGCAGTCGCAGACTGGTTACACGAGGCAAGAAAAAATGTTAAACAGAAATCAGCTGCACCAGTATCAACAGGATCTGATCCACAAGGCGAAGTCTATTCCGAACTTGGGACTATTTCTGCCGCCGGGACTCGGGAAGACTACTACGACCTTGACCATTATCAAAGAACAGTTCGAGGGGAAGACTCTGATTATCGCACCCAAAAGAGTGGCGGAGACGGTGTGGGACGCAGAGGTGAAAAAATGGCAACACTTGTCGCACTTGAGCGTATCGAAAGTAATGGGGAGCCCGACTCAGAGACAGTCCGCCTTGAATACCGAGGCAGATATCTACCTAATAAACCTTGAAAACGTAGCATGGCTCTGTGGCCTCTCAGACAAGTTAGTGTTCACTAACTTAGTAATAGATGAATCAAGCCGTTTTAAGGATCCTAGCACCAAGCGTTTTAAGGCACTTAAGAAACATTTAAAGGGCTTCTCACGGCGTTTAATTCTTACGGGCACACCTACCCCTCAGGGCATGGGAGATCTCTGGTCACAGGTGGGTATATTAGATCTTGGAAGCCGTTTAGAGACCAGCCTTACCAAGTTCCGTGACAAGTACATGGAGCCAGACCAAATGAACCGCCACACAAGGGTTGTATATAACTGGAAACTAAAACTGGGAGCAGACATGCAGATCCAAGAAAAGATCTCAGACATCTGCTTTAGCCTAAAAGCCGACGACTACCTGCAGCTGCCAGAGTGCACCTCACTTTATCACAAAATTGAAATCGACAAAAACGTAAGGGCAAAATACGATGAACTTAGAAAAGACATGGTCGTTGACATCAAGAAAGAAAAAATCACAGCTCCGACAGCAGCGGCACTGGCGAACAAACTGCTCCAGTTCACATCAGGAGCGGTCTATAACGAAGAGGGAGAGGCTCAAGAAGTACACCGTTCTAAGGTGGAATACCTTGAGTCGATCATGGAAGAATCTTCAAGCCCCACACTTGTCTTCTACCATTTCAAGCACAGTCTACAGAGGCTTCGGCTCGCTTTCCCGCAGGCCGTGGTGCTGGACGATGACAACATTGAAGCGTGGCGTCGTGGCGAGATTCGTATGCTACTCGCACACCCACAATCAGGGGGCATCGGGCTTAATCTCCAGTGCAACGTTGGAGACACAGCACAGACGGTCTGGTTCGACCTACCATGGAGCTCAGAGAACTACATCCAAGCGAATGCTAGGATCTACCGCCAAGGGCAAGAAAAGCCGGTTATTATACATCACCTAACTTTGTCTAATAGTATTGACGAACAGGTGGTCAAAGTCTTGGACGGAAAAATAAATATTCAATCTGCCCTGCTAAACGCCCTAAATTTTGCATTATTATAGTCATGGACAAATTAGAACTCTTTAACGCGCTTATCTCGGTAGTGACCCCAATCAATTCCAATGGGGCACACGCCGAGTCTTTGGACGAAAACCTAGGTGACACTGGCCTAGACAGCCTTGACATGCTAATGATGTCTATCTACCTCAGTGACCTATATGGTGTATCTGAAGAAGATCTTAAGAAAATGCAGCCAGTCATTGTGCTTGACATGTTTACCTTTATGGAAGAGCACAAGACCAAAGAGCTACCATTGACAATCAAAGAGGCATTAGTGCTTGTCAAATGAAAATCTATTTAACGAAATACAACACAGTATCAACAACTGATACAGAAATATTGGAGGACATTGAGTACCCACAAAGAGTGCATTGGTTTCCAGAAACATATCATCGAGTAGAAAGTGGATTATTTTATGTGCCTCATCGTTTGGCTGAGAAAGTTGTTACAAAGGACATCATTGACTTCGTTAAAAATAGGCCGGTGCATGGAAAGTCGGCTTTTATATTGGCTGGCGGTTCTCAAAATTGGGCGGGCGAAAAGCAAGTAAAGGATCCTAAGCCAAGCAGATTAAGGTATACATTTAAGTTACCACTTATCTCGATGACACAAATCTACGCCGGCAAAATGGCGTCAATGTTCGGCATTTATGATTACATTACAACAGACGCCAGCGCGTGTGCTTCTAGTCTTAGGGTCATGATGGATGTGCGCAACTTAATTGATAACCTCGGATTTGATCGTGTCGTGGTGCTTACCTTGGAAGATCAGGTATCCATCCCAACACTAGAGTTCTTTGGTAAGTCAAAGGCAAGTATTTTATTAGAAGATGAAAAGAAAGGTGCCATACCATCGGCGTTTGATTCTAAAAATAGTGGATTTGTTATTGGTCAAGGTTGTGTTGCAGCGGTATTTGAATCTGAGCGAGCAGTTGAAAAGAATAAGTCATACATCACAGCAGAATTGCTTAGCGCAAATATATCAGGCGAAGATATAACTAATCCAATTGGCCAACGCCCCGATGGCATGGGGTATCAAAACGCAATACGTGGTGCGTTACAAATGGCTAACGTACAACCCAGCGCTATCAAGTTAGTTAAGACACATGGCACTGGAACATTAAGCAACAACTTAGCAGAAAAGACGGCGTTGTTAGCTACCTTAGATAAGTTTATTGCCACATCGTACAAGCAACACATTGGGCACACAGTGGCGTCAAGTGGTTTGCTTGAAACATGTTTGTTACTAGACGATATTAGAAATAGTCTAGTACCAGCAATTAAGAATCGTACGGAGGAAGACAAGGTGTTTTTATCAGAGCCAGCACACGCACCAGATGGCTTGATGTTAAGCCTAGCAGCTGGTATGGGCAACATTTATGCAGCAGCAATTTTTGATTACAGAGTATGAAACTAAAAACAAGAACAAAACACAAAATTAATGCAGTTGCCCCAAGATTGTCAGATGAAGACATAGATCCAATTGAACAAGACGACACAGACGGCGTGTCAACCTATGTCGTTGAGGGTTGGCTGCCGTGGGATCCAGAAGATATAACAGACATCCGAAGGCTTATTAAAGAGAAGATGCCAGTAAAGCAACAGTTTATTTTAGAATCATTTTTAGATGGCTTGACGTATGTAGATGTTGGATTAACAGAAAAACATTGGAGATACCATTTCTCAAAGGGTGTCGAGTTTATTAAGAAGGAGTTAAAGCTATGACTTGCTTTATCGTAGAACACAATTACAGGGGCAGCTATGTTATGGAAACGATTTGCGGTGTGGAAGACATTGACACGAGCATGTATAAAGATTTATTGGGGATCTGGGTTTGTGACAGCGCAGAAGAGTTACAAGTTATGGAAAAAGAACTAAGGAGAATGAGACATGCACGATCCAGTGAACCATCCTAAGCACTACACAGAGCATCCATCTGGTGTAGAGTGTATTCAGATCACCGAGCACATGGATTTTAATTTAGGTAACGCGCTTAAATATATTTGGCGTTGTGATTTAAAGAAAGACGCAGTAGAAGATTTACGTAAGGCGCAGTGGTACATTGGCCGGGAGATAGCCAAGCGCATTAAGATTAACGACGCAACAGATCCGGAGTGTGGAAAATGATATTAGAACTAGACGATGATTTTGCAGATGATATTACCAGAACCAATCTAGCACAAAGTTATGTCAGTATCTCTGGCATGATGAAGAACAGTAAAGGTTGTCACGAGGATGACGTAGCATCATGGGAAAAACTATTACCGGCACTAGAAATAGTTGGTGGCTGGTATAGTACAGATTTTAAAGCTGACATTAAAAAGGCAAAGAAAAACAAATGAAACTGTTCTCTGAATATGACAGGTTTGAATTAGAACAGGACATCCTTAAAGTATGGGGTGTTGTTGAAATGATTGAAGAACTCATTCGCCAACACCTAGATCGCACAGAGGGCGCCTTTGACGAAGATGAACTGGCCAACCGACTTCAAGCCATCCAATACATTTCTGAAATGAATTGTCAAAGACTGTGGGATGGCTTTGAGGTAATGATTAAGAAGGGTCACTTT